ACACCGAATCTGGTGTGTCGTTTGGCATCGCCATGATCAACCAGCAGCAGTACAACGGTATTGCGCTGAAGACCGTGACGTCGACGTATCCGCAGGTCATGTTCACCAACATGACGTTCCCCGACATCACGATGACCGTGTACCCGGTGCCCAGCAAGGATCTGGAGTGGCACATCATCAGCGTGCAGGAACTGTCGCAGCCTGCGCTGCTGAACACCACGCTGTCGTTCCCGCCGGGCTACTTGCGGTGCTTCAAGTACAACCTGGCCTGCGAGATTGCGGCCGAGTTTGGCGTCGAGGCCCCGCCCACGGTGCAGCGCATCGCCATGTCGTCCAAGCGCAATCTGAAGCGCATCAACAACCCGGATGACTTGATGAGCATTCCGTACAACCTCGTCAACCGCAGGCTGCGCCGGTTCAACGTGTACGCGGGTACGCCGACGTGAAAACGCCCATCCTCGGATCGTCCTATGTGGCGCGGTCGGTCAACGCGGCCGACAGCCGCATGGTCAACCTGTTCCCCGAGGTCGTGCCCGACGGCGGCAAAGAGCCTGCGTTCCTACAGCGGTGCCCCGGGCTGCGTCTGGTGGCCACCGTAGGCGACGGCCCGATCCGTGGCATGTGGAAGTTTGGCGACTTCCTCTACGTCGCGTCTGGCGGCAAACTGTACCGCGCTGACGGCAACTTCGCCGTGACGGAACTGGGGCTGATCAACGGCAGCGGGCCGGTGAGCATGTCGGACAACGGCACGCAGCTGTTCGTCGCATGCAACCCTGACGCGTTTATCTACAACGCCGACACGGGCGTGTTCGCGCAGATCACTGACGTCGATTTCCCTGGCGCTGTGACGGTAGGCTACCTTGACGGGTACTTCGTGTTCAACGAGCCCAACAGTCAGCGCTTCTGGGTGACATCGCTGAACGACGGCACGCAGATCGACCCGCTGGACTTTGCCAGCGCCGAAGGCAACCCGGACAACATCGTGTCGCTGATGGTCGACCACCGCGAGGTGTGGCTGTTCGGGAACAACACCATCGAGGTCTGGTTCAACGCTGGAGCCGCAGACTTTCCGTTACAGCGCATCCAAGGCGCGTTCATGGAAACGGGTTGCCTCGCGCCGTACAGCGTAGCCAAGCTGGACAACAGCGTGTTCTGGCTGGGCTCGGACGCTCGCGGCAACGGCATCGTGTACCGCAACAACGGCTACAACGCGCAACGCGTTAGCACGCACGCTGTGGAGTGGCAGATCCAGCAGTACGGCGTGCTAAACGACGCCATCGGCTATTCGTACCAGCAGGACGGGCACTCGTTTTATGTGCTGACGTTCCCGACCGCGCAGGCGACGTGGGTGTTTGACGTGGCCACTGGGGCGTGGCACGAACGGGCGGCGTGGGATGGGGTGCAGTTCCGTAGGCACCGGAGTAACTGTCAAGCAAATTACGCTGGTCAGGTGCTGGTGGGGGACTGGGAGAGCGGCAGCCTTTACGCGTTTGACCCCGAAGTGTACGACGATAGTGGGGCTACGCAGCGGTGGTTGCGTTCGTGGAGGGCGTTGCCTACGGGGCAAAACAATCTGAAGCGCACTGCGCATCATGCGCTGCAATTGGATTGCGAGACTGGGGCAGTATTTCCAGTTGTTCCAATAAATTGGACAGCAGTTGCTTTGGCTCTCATTCGCGCTTCCGTTGGACTTGAGCCAGAAAATACATTGTTTAACGAATTTTACGGAACAAGAAGATTGGGAGACATTGATAACAGCGGAACAGTTGTTTTGACTGATGCAACAACTGTTCTTAAATACGTTGCCAATGACCCAATATCAAACAACGCAAGAAATTACATGCTTGGCGCTATGTCAAGCATTTTGCGCTTGTACCCCGCAAAATATGCTGCCTACCTAAGTGAACCTACGTCCACCGACCCCCAAGTCATGCTCCGCTGGTCCGACGACGGCGGACACACATGGGGCAACGAGCACTGGGCCAACATGGGCAAGATTGGCGAGTACGGCAAGCGCGTGATTTGGCGCAGGCTGGGCATGACCACCAAGCTGCGGGATCGCGTGTACGAGATCAGCGGAAGCGACCCGGTGAAGATTGCCATCATGGGCGCTGAACTGACGGCCACGCCGACGAGCGCCTAAGATGCAAACGCTGCCCCGCGTCCCGGCATCCCGCGATCCGCTGGTGGACGGCGGGGCGCTGACCACGCGTGCGTGGTTCCGGTTCTTCTCACTGCTGCAAGAAAGCATCGGCCAAGCCAGCAGAGAAACGTTCACGCTGGTGCAGAACTCCACTGGCGCAACGCTGTTCAAAGGCACCGTGGTGGGCTTTGCCGGCGTCGGTGCGGCTAACGTGCTGTCGGTGGCCAAGTACCTTGCTGACGGCTCCACACCGTCGCTGTACATCCTTGGCGTGCTGGACGAAACCATTCCCGACAACGGCGCCACGGGCCTGGCTTGCGTCTGGGGGCCGGTGACAGGAATCGACACCAGTGCGTTCAACGTGGGCGACATCCTGTACGCCAGCCCAACGGTGGCGGGCGCGTTTACCAACGTTAAGCCCACCGCGCCGGACAACGTGATTCCGTTGGCGGCAGTGTTGGTCAAGAGCGCGACTGACGGCGTGATCTTCGTGCGGCCGACAATTGAGCAGCAGAAGTACTACGGCGAGTTTGTAAAGACCACGGATCAGACGCCAGCGTTAACCAACACGGCGTATGAGTTGACGTTTGACAGCGCATTAATTGCAGAAGGCATCAGCATCGGCTCGCCCGCCTCGCGCATCGTTGTGCCTGAATCTGGGCTGTACCACTTCAACACAACGGTGCAGATCAGCAGCAGCAACGCAAGCGACAAAAACGTCTGGGTGTGGTATCGCAAAAACGGCACGGACATTCCGTCAACGGCGCGGATTGTGACAATCAACATCAACAATGGATACAGCCCGATGGCTCTGAGTGAGTTTTTCTCGCTGGCAGCAAACGATTACATCGAGGTCATGTATGCCGCAAGCAACACCGCCATTACGGTGGATAATGTCGCAGCCACTGCGTTTGCCCCAGCAGCCCCCGCCGTCGTGCTGGCGGTAACCCAGATTCAACAGTGAGAGCACCATGAGCGTTTCGCTTTCCCCTTACGCTGGCGCCGGGGCGCAGTTCTTCGACAACAACGGCAACCCGCTGGCCGGCGGCCTGATCTACACCTACGCTGCCGGCACCACTACGCCTGCGGCGACATACACCAGCAGCAGCGGCGGCACGGCAAACGCGAACCCAATCGTGCTGGACAGCGCCGGCCGCACGCCCGCGCAAATTTGGCTGACGGAAGGATCGTCGTACAAGTTCGTGCTGCAGACGTCTGCTGCAGTGACTATCAAGACCGACGACAACATCTTTGCGTCGTACGAACTGGCGAAAGCCATCGGTGTCGCAGTCGGCTTGGGTGCCGGCAGCGTGGCCACCAACATCGCTGTGGGCGACACGGCGCTGGACAGCAACACCACGGGGTCAAACAACACGGCGGTGGGCTACAACGCCCTGACGGCCAACATCGACGGCTTCCAGAACACGGCGCTGGGCTCCGAGGCGCTGGATGCCAACACCTCAGGTGACTACAACACTGCGGTGGGCTATCAGGCGCTGACGGCTGCGAGCACGGCGAATTACAACACTGGCGTCGGTTACCGGGCGCTGAATGCGGCGACGTCTGGTGCGGGCAATACAGCGCTGGGCAGCGATGCGCTGTTGCTGGTGTCTACGGGCGCTGACAACGTGGCGGTGGGTTACGCGGCGCTGGATGCTTACACCGGCAGCGATGCCGTGGCCGTGGGGCGTTCGGCGCTGGGGGCAAACACCAGCGGCACCGGCAACACTGCGGTGGGCAAAGATGCGGCGCTGCTGGTAGTTACGGGCGCGTACAACGTTGCCGTTGGGTGGAATGCGCTGGATGCAGCTACCACCAGCAACAACACGGCGGTGGGCGCGTCGGCGCTGGGTGCGCTGACTTCTGGCGCAAACAACGTGGCCTTGGGCTTTCAAGCCGGCGATGCACTGACCACTGGCAGCAACAACATCGTCATCGGCTACGACGCCGATGTTTCTGCCGCAGGCGTCAGCAACGAAATCACGCTGGGCAACAACAGCATCACGTCGATGCGCGTGCCTGGCCTGACGATGACTGTCGGCGCAAAGTGGATCAACAACGGCACGCAGACGGTGGCGGCGCTGGTTGCCGCAGGCACTGCTGGCGCAGGCGCTCGCGCTGTGGTGACGGACGCCAACGCAACGACTTTTCATTCGATCGTGGCCGGCGGCGGCGCGAACGTCGTGCCCGTGTTCAGCGACGGCACCAACTGGCGGATTGGGTGAGGTGAATCATGGCATACGTTACGCTTGACGATCTGCGCAAAAAGGGCATCACTGGCGCCAGCTACGACATGCAAAACAACGCCTGGCAAGTGTCAGGCGGCAGTCAGGCTGATCGCGCGTATTACGCCGAGTTGGTTAAACAGGCTCAAGGCCTGATGGAATCGCTGGGCATCAAGCCTGATGCGGTATCGTCTTTTTCGGCCGACTCTGGCGATTTTTCCAGGCCTTACTATTCGTCCGATCTGATTGAGCGCACGCTCAATGAGCGCGGCCTGCAGATGGGGGTGGACCCGTCACGCAGCAAAGGAACGCTTGGCGGATCTGGGTCTTGGACCTTGCAGATGGGGCTATTGGACTCGTCTGGCAATCCGGTGCAAGAATTTCAGACTGGCGAAAAGTCCATTGGCTCATCGTTTTTCAAAGGGTTTGTTGCGCCGTTTGCCCAGATTATTTTGACGGGCAACGCATCCAGCATCGGCGCAGCCATTGCACCCACTGCATCGGCAACTGTCCAATCCGCCATCGGCAGCGCTGTGGCCAGCGGCGCTGGAACCGCACTGTCTGGCGGCGACGCAGAAGACGTCATCAAGAACGCGCTGATTGGCGGGGCCACGGGAGCCATCGGGGAGATGGTCAAGCCCTACGTCCAAGACGCAATCGATTTCGTCAAGGATTTGACGCCGGAAGGCTTGCAAGACGTCGTTGCCGCAGCTGGTGAAGCCGGGGATGTTGCCGGCAATGTGGGCGGCGTGGATGTAGGTGGGGCGGGTGCTGCCACAGACTTGCAGGCGTTTCGCACTCAAGCTTACGACAGCGCTATTGCTGCAGGTTTGTCTCATCAGGAGGCAATCAATTTTGCTCTGCAGGAATCAGACATTCTCTCAGCTGCCGGTACAAGCGGGGAGCTTGCTGGATTTAGCCCCATCGCTAACGCAAACGCTTTGGCTGGAAATGTTGCAGGAGCGGGCGCTGCGGCGGGTGCGGCAACGGGCGCATCCAATGCGCTGACAAGCGGAACCGTTGTTCCCGTCAACGCCGGAGGCGTTTCTGACACGTTGTCCACCGGGATGCAGGAAGAACTCGGCCGGACCGGCGCTTATACCGGAAGCAACGCTGCTGCCGACGCAGCGCTGGGCCTCGGCGCCGCAGGCACTGCCGCAGGCGTGGCGGGAGCGGGCGCTGCGGCTGGCGCGGCGGGTGCTGCGGGTGCTGGCGGCCAGATGACCGCCGCAGACTTGGCGGGCCTTGACCCCAACCTAACAACTGGCGCAGGAACCGTTGGCAACACTGACGTGCTGGGCGGCACCGACGTCACCGGCGGCGCGGGCGCGATCGTCACCGGCGCGGCAGGCGGCGCTGGTGCTGGCGCCATCACTGCGGGCGGAGCTGCGGCGGCGGGGCTTACCGGCATCCCCGTCGTCGACGACTTCCTCAAGTACCTCGGCACGCCCGCAGGCGCTGCGGCGCTGGGTGCGTTTGGCAGCCTGGCAAGCGGGTATCTGACGGGCCAGGCGGCGAAGGACGCGGCTCAGATCCAAGCGCAGTCGGCGGCAAACGCTCTCAAGCTGCAACAAGATCAGTTCGAGTACCAGAAAAGCCTGCTGGAGCCGTACCGCAGGCGCGGCGAATCGGCGCTGAACCGCTTGGCCGGCGTCATGGGCCTCGACGGCCAACCCGCCCAGCCCCAGCAACTGCTGGACATGGATCCCGGCTACGCCTTCCGCCTGGGCGAAGGCATGAAAGCGCTGGAGCGCGTGCAGGCCGCGCGGGGCAACATGCTGTCTGGCGGGGCGATCAAGGCGGGCCAACGGT